CTACAAAAAGTCAACACTTTCTACCGTGTAATCTTCATTCAAATGAATTTCCTCTATGGTAGATCTCCAGAATGTTCGCCGATTTTCCGGTGTTAATTGTTCATATATTTTTTTGAAATCGGAGCGCAGGAGTTCTTCCAGATATGTAAAATCTTTTTCGGCTTCCGGCTGGATAGCGGAAAGCTCTTTCAGCTCTTTTTCAATCCGGTCATATTCAGTGCTGTAATATTCCCATGTGATTCGGTCTTTCTGGAAGAGCAGATTTAAGCGATCCAATTCTTTGTTTAGCTTTTCTGGTGTACGTGTATCTTTTATTTTCTTTTTCTGTTCGCAGATCTTCGTATATCGAATCTGATATTTCTTATATTCTTCTGATAAATTTTCAAGTAGATATTTTTCAATGAGGTTTTGACTGACTCGGTGTCGGCTGGTACATAACCGATCGAGGATGGCGCGGTTGCAGCGATAGTAGCAATAGGTCCGTTTTTCCTTTGTCTTCCGGTTTATGATAGAAGAGCAGCCGGTACCGGCTAGTTTTTGTCCGCATACTGGACATCTTATCAGCCCGCTGAATAAGTAGATTCTTCCAGATGGAGTCTGCTTTATGTTTTTTCTGGAAAGCTCTTGAAGCTGAAGCCATTCCTGCTCCGTGATATAAGCTGGGCAGTAGGGGATGCCACGGTAGGTGCCTTTGTAAAATTCACTTGATACCATAGTGCGTAGCATACTATAAGAGAAATCTGGATAATAATGCTTTTGCATATATCTTACAGTTTCCGATTTATTCTGGTGAGTGAGCAGATATTTGAAAAAAGCTTCAGTGGCTTCTTCCGTTTCCGGATCTTTGATCATTCGCTTCACACCATCCACAATACCGGACTTATAACCAAACCCCATGTTAGCATCTCCGAAAATTAATTTGCCTTGCCGGATAGATGCCTCATTTACAAATTTAATACGCTCAGAAGTAGTATCTACTTCATTTTGACCGATAGATAATACGACATTAAGCTGCAGTCGTCCGTCTCTGGTTTCCATGTTTATACCCGGTTCTGATGCAGACATCCAATGGACATCATATTCGTCAAGGATATCCTGTACTTTGTAGAAATCGGAGAGATTACGAAACCACCGATCAAGGCGCCAGAAGAGTATAATATCAATTTTCCCGGCTTTTACATCTTCAAGCAGTGCGTGAATAGCCTTACGCTTTTTTAGTTCCTTACGGGCAGTTTTGCCCTCATCAGCATAGATCCCTACAACGATCATATTATGTTCTTTGGCGTAACGTTCTAAATATTCCCGTTGAGCTTCCAGAGACTTTCCGTGCATCATTTGCTCTGATGTGCTGACACGGATATAGATTGCGCAGCGTTTTATTTTTTCTGACATGATGTATCACCTTCCTTTTGTATGGTATGTAAAATTAGGTACAAAAATAACAGCCAGCGAACTTTCGTTCTCTTGCAAGGCTGCTCCGAAGATGATACAATATATCTGCCAAATATAGGTATCTCTTCGGAGATTTCTTACCGTCTCGGTGCGTCAACACTGGGGCGGTTATTTTTTATGTAAAACAAAAGGTGCTTCCGCAACGGGAAACACCTTCGGGTCTAAATTGAATCACAAGCTAGGCGGCGTATCTAGCATCTCAGGTACTCTTTCGAGTGTGTCGGGAGCCTTTCCGACCTTTGCGGTTCAATTTATTGTATTCCCATTATAGAGTAAAATATTCTATTTGTCAAATTTTTTGAGTCGTCCATTATCTATCCCATGTTTCAGTTTTCCATTTGTTATTGTGTGAAGAGTAGCAACATACAGATAGTTTTCTTTCATATCTAGTTTGATTCCGATTTGTACATTTTCACTAAATATCTTAACGAGTTCAAAGCTGTCTCCCGACTCATTTGGATTTACACCTATGTAATCTGGAAAAGCGATGATGGATGAGATAAATCGAAGATACGGCAGACATTCCGGATGCCGTTTCTCAATATGCTTTTCCAATCCAAAAGATTGATATATTAAATCCTGTTCAAATTGTATAGGAAGATACTTATTAAACTCTTTATTGTAAGATGCAACAGGGAAAATTTTATTGTTCAAGACTTATCTCACCTCTTTTCTTTAGTTGTTTCCCTGCTCGCGGTGGAGCAGGAAAGTTTTACATAAAGAATAGTAGCGCTAAAATGATGAATGCTACTATGACAATCATCGTGATCATGCATCCCGCATTTCCCGTTTGGGTTTCTTCTATTGATCCTTGTGGGTTTGGTGTATATTGTGTTTTAATAGTGTCCCCAAAATTTTGTTTGAAAATTTCTGCATATCGTTCCCTGTCGAGAGAAGGCTTATTAAAAATATCACTTATGAGTTGGATAAATAATGCTTTAGGGCACACATATGGTGACATATATGAATATGTTTCATAAATTTCATTAACCATCTGCTCGTTGTAATAATCTTTAAGATTACAGATATCTTTTATCAATCCAGAAGCGAATTCATTAAAACGGTAATAGTCAGCTATGTCGTCTGAAGGAGCTAGATTCGCTATCAGAGACTGGTTTGGAGTCCAATTTACATCAAAGAATAGAACGTGTAACAGATTTTTCAATGAAGCAGTCATATCACCAGTGTGTGTATAAATTTGCGCTATTGAATAATAAATATTTCGGAATCCATCTGTATCGGTAGAGCTTAATTTTTTGTTCAGTATACGTAATGCGATTTTATAAAAATCGTTTTCTCTAGTATTAGCCTTTTCCTTTTCGTATTCATCAAGGGAAATTCCCCATACAGTATTCTTGTGAAATTCTATGTAGTCCTTATGTTTTGACAAAAAATTTACTCCTTTTTCAGAGAGGGAATAGTGTTGTTCTTTGTTAGTGTAGTTTTTTAATAAATCAGGAGAAACATTCTGGACAAGTCTTTCGATAATATCCTGTTTTTTCCCTGTTTTAACAATACTGAATGAGTCGCAAAGTTCTTTAAGTTCTGAGACTTTATACCCTTTTAATGTTTCAGTATCAGAGCTGGGAATAAGAAACCCGTCAGTAATTAGTTGTTCATGGTATGCTCTAGGATTAGTAATTCCACACTCATAAGTAAAATATCTTTGATATTCATCATTCTGTTTTAAAGATTTTGCGTTGCCGTATGCTTGCAAAAATAAGGTTCGGTTATAATCTTCTTGACATCCCATTTCTTTATCCGTCCTCTCTTTCTTTTGTTCCCTGTTCCTTTAACACCACTTTATATAATCGCCGTAGCGGTTATACCTTATTTATGCGCAGACATTTCGATTTTCTGTACATCTATTTTCTCAAAATCACGCTCCTTTATATGCCTAATCGCATGGTTAATTGCCTTTAACCGTTTGCTTTCGCATAAATTTGCGTTTATAAAAATAGTAAATGAATTATCTTCGTTTTCAGTTATTACTTCATTAACGGTCATTCCGTCCATGAAAAAAATTTGATAATCAAAACTCATTATTATCACGTTCCTTTTTCTTTAATGCCATAAGCATATCATATGTTGTTTTCAAATCTTCCGGAGTAGCATCTTTTGCAGCATCGAAAAGTACGCGCAAATCATTGTTTTCAAATAGTTTTTGAGCCATCTCAGCGGTTTCTTCGTTTAAATAATACTTCTCACAGCCTTCCTTTTCTTCGCCGGTCATAAGATATTCTACTGATACGCCTAGATAATCGGATATTTTTTGCATCTTATCTTGTTTGGGCGTATATCTTGCGGCTTTCCAATCTGAAAAAGTAGATTTCGTAATACCTGCTCCTTTGGCTACATCAGAATCCTTTAACCCGCATTTATCTCTTATTTCGCAGTAACGCTCATATGCACTTTTAGCCATAATACTCCTTTCTTCGGAATAATTCGGATTTCTGTACAAAAAGCGCTTGACAAATACAGATAACTGTACTATGATATAGCTACAAAGTTCAGAAATCAGTACGAATTATCCTAACAATATATCCTTAAGGAAATTATAACTGATTTCCGAACTAAAATCAACATTAAGTTCGGAAAGGAGGATATAAATTTTAATGTACAAAAAATATGAGGAGCTACGTGATAAAGCCGGAGTAACTGATTATCGGATAGCTATGGATACAGGTATTCCTAAATCTACATTCTCCGAATGGAAATCAGGGAGAAGTAAACCTAAATTAGAAAAACTTGTAAAAATAGCCGATTACTTCGGGGTATCTATCGAGTACTTCCTAGAGTAGTGTAACAGGAAAGCTGTCCGATAAAAAGGACTTTGAACCAGAAGAGAAAGGAGGAAACCGATGGAAATCGCTATTACGCTAGCGTGCTTTTCTACTCTTATGAATAGCGTCTCGCTAATTTGTATTTGCGTGTCGCTGTTATTAAAGAAGAGGAATGACAATTCCGATGATAGCTCCAATAGCGGCAATTACTGATGAAATTGTACTGATGACTAGCCACTTCTTATCTTTTGATGAAGCTTTTTCCATTTGATTTAGAAGTTTTGCTTGATCTTGTTGAACTATTTTAATCTCATTTAACAGATCAATCTGCTTTTGTGAATAGTCATTTTGCACACGTTCAAATGAAGGTGGCTCGGGAATGTTGAAAAAATCCATAAATAATCTTCTCCTTTCATAATACTCGGCGTGCCAGCACCTGTAATTAAAGTATAGGAGACAGTAAAAAAATATGCAAGTAAAAGAGGAGGTGTAGGTAATAATGAGAATAAAAATAATTTTTCACATAACAAGGATGGACGATATTAGTGATGTTTTGAAGAAAGCAGAAGAATTAAAGAAAGAGAACCCCCATACAGAAATTAGTATAGAGGTTCTAGTATAGAAAGATTATTTCTTTCTGATTTCGATGGCTTTTAACCCAGTTGTAGAAATTGTGTAGCTTGTACTAGAACTATACAGGTAAATCTCTGAATGAATCCTAAAATGCTGAGATGCAATTTCATCGCCCGAATATGTTCTTATTCCGGATGAAGTAGGAATTTCGATTTTATCTATATTCGTGCACAAGTGATCATTTCCATCGAAATATGAAAAATAAACATCATACATATGTTTGCTCTCCTTTCTTTAATACTCGGACATGGCAGTGTCCTGTATTAACAGTATAGGAGATTTTAGGGGACAACGCAACACGTACAACCCGTAACGCATAGAGTTTAGAGAGGTGGTGTAAGTGAAACCAGATATGGTGAAAATTATGCAGATTATGATCAGCTTGCTGGAAGAGCAAGAAGAGGCAGTGATCGAATACGAATTAGAAGAAACCGCTTAGGCGGTAGAGGGGAGGGACAAGCAGTGAAAAGCAACAGTATTAGTGCAAAACGACATAGACGAGATATCCTAACCGGAGTTCTAATCGGCTTCGGTGCCGGAGTGGTAGCAGCAGGATTATTTTTGATAGTATTGCTGGTTTACTGCCGGATGGCAGGACCGATATAGAAGGAGGTGAGGAAGGATGAAGAAAGTAGCAACAGAGATTCCGGAGAATGAGTTCAAGGAGTTACTGGAACAGCTGAAAGAGGAAGTACTTATGATGAAGAATGACGGACTCGGCTATGTGTCTATCACATGTGCACTGGCGAAAAAGCTCACGTTATCAGCTGGGTTCGATGATGAGCTTACGTTCACAGCCAGCCAGATCAAGAGCATTCTTGACTTGGCCAAATAAAAAAGCGCCCTTAAATGAGCCGGCAAGCTCGGGCGCCTAGAAAAATATTCAATTAAATTATATCGAAGTAAAGGAGTTTAGTCAAATGATTAAAGTAGGTAATGGAGAAATTTGTATAAACGGAACAGGTTTGGAAGCATTAATAGATTTAGCTGTTCTTTGCGATCATCTTAAGAAAAACATGATGAAAGATGGTGACGCAAGTGAAAAAGAGGTCGATAAAGCAATTATAAATGCGGTTAAGATTGGACTGAAAGGCTTGCCGAAGAAAGAAGCTCATCCAGACGATATGAAGAACATTGACTGGAATGCGGATCACGTAAAGAAAGCAGTGGACAGGCTGTTTGATGTGTTGTTTGGTGGAGTTATTAAGGAGGGAGAATAATGGCAAATTTGTATGAAATTAATGAGCAGATTTTAAACTGTGTAGATATGGAGACAGGAGAAATTATTGATGCAGATAAGTTACAGGACTTACAGCTTGCGTTTGATGAAAAAGTGGAGGGGATTGCTTGCTGGATTAAGAATCTTCTTTCCGATGCAGCTGCTATTAAGGCAGAGAAAGACGCATTAGCGGAAAGAGAAAAGGCATGTAAGAACAAAGCGGAATCTTTAAAGAACTACTTATCAAGCGTCTTATCCGGTACTAAATTTAAAAGTCCAAAAGTATCTATTTCTTATCGAAAATCAGAATCGGTTGAAGTAGTGGATGTAACTAGGGTTCCTAAAGAATTCCTGAAATATGCCGAACCGACGGTGGATAAAACAAAAGTTAAAGAGGCTATTAAGAATGGAATGGAACTTAAAGGTGTTTCTTTGATAGAAAAGCAGAACATTCAGATTAAATAGGGAGGTTAGCGATGGCGGATGGATTAATACATATTCCGGCAAGAAAGAAGCAGCCAGTCGAAGAGCAAACTGTCGTGAAGCTTACGCCGGAAGCATATAACGCATTAGTAGATATCTATAATGAATCAACATTATCCTTAAAGCAGATTGCCAGTTTGCTAATTGTAAAATCTGTAGATAGGGTTGTATTTGATAAGGAGGACGGAAGATAAATGAGCAAAGTAATTTGTATTGCCGGAGAATCAGGCTCCGGAAAAACGACAAGCATGAGAAATCTAGATCCGAAGACAACATATTATATTGATGCAGATTGCAAGGGATTGTCTTGGAAAGGGTGGAGAAAACAGTATAACACAGAAAACAGGAACTACAAAGCAACGGATGATGCAAATATTGTAAGGCAGTATATCAAGCGATTGGCAGAGGGATGTCCGAACATCAAAGTTATTGTAATTGACACAATCAACGGGCTTATGGTAGCTGATGAGATGCGCAGGAGTAAGGAAAAGGGATATGACAAATGGGTGGACTTGGCTGCGTGCGTGTGGGACTTGGTTTGTGAATGTTATACATATAGAGATGATCTGACTATCATCTTTACCGCCCACACTCAAACAGATCATGATGAGAACGGCTATATGTTTACGAGAATCAAAACTTCCGGGAAGAAACTGGACAAGATTGTGCTTGAGAGTAAGTTTACAACGGTGCTCCTTAGCAAATGTGTTGATGGGCAGTATAAATTTGAAACGCAAGCAAATAACAGCACAGCAAAATCTCCGCTGGGAGCGTTTAAAGAATTTGAAATCGATAACGATATTGTAGAAGTAATTAAAGCATTGGAGGACTTTTAACATGAAAAAACCTAACAACTACGAAAATACACAGGCGCAGGGGGAATTTACCCCCGTGGAGCTTGGCGGTCACTATCTGATCATTAAAGAAGTTTTAGAAATGCAGTCCAAAACTGGAAAAGATATGATAAAAATTTCTTTTGATTTTTCTACCGCAGACAAACAGGCGGGATATTTCACGGAAGTATTTAAAAACGACATCCGGCCGGAAAAGAAGTGGCCGAATCAGGCAACGCAGTACATTTTGACAGAGGATCAAGATGGAAATTGTAGCCGGTCATTTAAAACATTCCTTACTTGTGTAGAACACTCCAACACAGGGTTTGAAACACAGTGGGGAGACAATTTCGGAGCTCAGTTCAAGAATAAAATCGTCGGGGGAGTATTTGGACCTCAGATGGATTATTACGATGGAAGAGAGCGCGAGAAAAGAGTCCTTCGCTGGTTTATTTCCACTGACAAGGTGAAAGAAGCGCAGGTTCCAGAAATGTCGGAAACGCAAGCCTACAAGAATCGAATGAATGGTTATCATCCGGCATCCACTCCGGCAGGAGATGGCTTCATGAACATCCCGGACGGAATTGATGAAGAATTACCATTTAATTAGGGGTGATGTTGTGGATATACAAATTGATACAAGAGAAAAGCAAAGAGCTATTCGAAAAATCATTAAG